AGGAAATATCCGGTCTGCTGGATGGATTCGCCCGCCTCTCGAATCTGGCTTGCATTGCGAACGAATCCGCCGAATAAACCACCCTGAGCAAGTCGCGCCTGCCGTTCAGCAAGTCGTCGTTGTCTCTCGATTTCGCGTTGCGCGAATCGCTCGCGCAGCACATCAATTGACGCCAGTTTGCGACGGTCAATTTCAGCCAATCTTGCAGACGATTTCAGCGCTTCGGCTTCGAGTTTTGCCGTGCTCTGTAATGCGATCTGTTGCAATTTTCCGTCTGACTGAATTTGAGCTTGAACGCGACGATTATATGCGACGCCGATTTTCCCGGCGCTCGCCGCTTGAATTTGTTGCAGCTTGGCCGCGCTCGACTCAGCTTGAGCGGCGGCTTTTCGATCAATCGCCAAAACTCGGTTGGCAGATTTTTCGCGATCTGTCTCGATTGTTGCGCTTTTTTTGGCTTCGATCTCGGCAAGCTTGGTTGCTGATTTTGCGCTGATCTCGATGATTCGCTGATTGTGTCGAATAAAACTCGACTCGGCTCTATTGAACGCCTGCTCGGAACGCGATGCGCCTGCATTCATGTTCAGCGCATCGTTGATGGCTTTGTTGATGGCCTTTGCACGCTGAACCGTCGCGTCAAATCGCTTTTCAAGACGCGCCAGAATAGATGATGCTTCGCGCTCGCCGCGCGCAAGCCCGGTTGTATTCAGTTCCAGCGCCAGCGTTGCGAGATCAACTGATGCCATTTGGTTTCTTCTGCGCCTCTTTTTTCAACCGCTCAAATTCGGCCTTTAAGCGAATGCCATCGAGCAAAAACAACAGATTCAAAATCCATTGATTGAACTTGCGCCCGGTAAGCCGGGAATAGGCTTCGATCTGTGACCAAAGCAGTTTTTCGGGAATCAGCCCGCCAAGCCCGCCGCTGACGCCAATCGGATTTCCGCGCATCAAGTCGGCGTAGACTTCGGCAATGATCTGAGCCTCAGCGCAAAGCGTGACCGGCTCGTAAGCATCCATCTGCGCCAAATCAGGCCGAAAGCCGCCGCGCTCGTGCGGCTCTCGGCTGATATGTTGCGGAATATCAGAGAGCGAAAGCCCGACGCCTTTTCGGGCAAGCTCTTTGACCTGTTGCCAGCGGGCAGACTTTCCGCTGAATTCGTACTCTGCCCACTGGATCAGTTTCCCTCGATGGACGCGATTGCGCCTTCGGCGGTGAAGTTTGCCGGATCGCCGATGAAGGCTTCCGCTTGCCGCTGAATCCAGGCGAAGCGTTTGTACAGCGTTTCGGCGTTCTGTTTGTTGAATGGCAACGGAGCGCCGTCCAGCTCGACGCCCTCCCAATCCAGCGTAACCGTTGCCAAGATTTTCAGGGCTTGCGCTTCGACGCTTTCCGCTGTCACGCTCGGCATCTTTCCACCGCGCTGCATTTCGCGCAGTCTGCGGTTGCTGTAATCGCGTTCGGCCTGTTTGTAGGCGTCGGATTCAGCGCCCGCCAGCTTGATTTTGATTGGGAGTTCCACATCCGTAACCGGATGCCGAAGGGTAAGCCAGCCGCCATTATTGGCGGTTTGGGTCAAGTCGAGAGTTGAAAGATCAAAAGCCATTTTGCCCGCTCCATTTGAAAAAGGGCTTTGCTGACGTATCCGCACAGAACGCCAGCAAAGCCAAAGTTAGTCAACCTTACACGGAAGAGAGAACACGTTTGCGAATGTAAAACGCTGTTGCCGCTGTGCTGTCGTATTCCGCTGATGCGCTGGCGTTTTCGACGAAGCTTTCACCGTCTTCACCTCGCGGCAGAGCCGTGAATACCATTCGTGGGAATACGATGTCGTATTCGTCGCCGTCGGCGGAAACTGCCGTCACCAACAGTCGGAATCTGGTTTCCGCCTGAAACAGCGTTTGATTACTCAAGTCCACCAAATACAGGCCGAACGTTGCGTCAACTTGCCGCGTTCCTTCTTCAACGAAACAGGCGAATTGCTCGCCTACGCCGTATTTGAGCGCGCGGTTGTTGTTGACGGTGAATTGCATATTGGTGACGCACGCAGTCGGCGCTGAGCCATCAACGTAAATGGCCGAACCCGCAACCGAAGCCGCGAAGGGCGTCCGTCCAGCGGCAGACGTGTACGTTGATCCTGAAACCTGACCGGTTGCGTAGCGAGTTCCAAGCAACGTGAAATCAATGTTGATTTGCCCGGATGTAGGCATGTTGAATTGCGCGGTGTTGACTTCGCCGCCTTTGAAAATTTCGTAATAACCTGAGCCGCCGTTCAAGTCGCTGAACTTTTGCTCGAACGTTCCGAAGTAGCGAGTCGTGCCAGGTACAAGGACTTGCGTCGTTGTGGTGAAAGTCGTTGAGATCGACGCTTCATCAACCACAACATCATTCGCAAACGTCATGACGGTTGATGTCAATGCTGTGATCGTTCGGCCAATCAAAACAGGCGCATTGTCGAGATGCGTTGCGGCAGTCGTTCCGAGTGCGCCACGAACAACGGTGAACGTTGTGGACGTGCGCGCCGTAAACTGCATGATCTCGTTGTCAATTTTGATGTAGCCCGTTGAATTGGTGATCGTGGTTGCGTCAACCGTGTCAACGGTGATGGATGTTGCTGTTGTTGAGGCAATCGCGCCGTTAAGCTGCGTTTGGTTGTTTGCGGTTCCGCCCGCGAACACCAAATCGCCAACCTCGAACCGATTTCCGGCAGTCGTGAAAAACGAGCCTGATGCGCGCGTGAACGTGTCGCCCGACGCGGCAAAAGTTCCGGTGATCGCTGATGGCGCGATTGCTGCGAAATCATTCGAGAGCGTCGAGCGCAACAACTGATCCAAAAACGTTTCTCGAACAAGAAACGAATTGATATTCCCAGACCAGCCCGACACGCCACCAACGCGCGTGCCAGGTTCGCGGTCGGATCGCACTTCGTCGGATTGCTCGAATTGTTTGTCAATTTGAAACGTCGTGCCGCGTCGGACTCGGTTGTACGTGTAAGGCGGATTCGATGGAGTCGTTCCGCGCGTGGATTCCGCCGTGAAAGCTACGCTTCGTTTTGCGATTGATGCGCCGTCAGCCATAAGTTCACCTCGTTGGTTTTGAAAACCGAGAGGCGAGGCGAGGCGCGAAGGCTTGGCCGTTGCTTGTCGGGAGTTATGATGTCAATGGCGCATCTGCGCCCGCTTTTCCAGGATCGTCAACAATCCTTTGACGACGCGCGAGATTGCTTGCTGCAATTCGCTGTCCGCTTCCGCGTCGTCAATTTCAAATCGCACGCCATCAATGATGATGACAACGCGCGGCTCTTTTTCTTTATCCACAACTTGCACAGATCAAAACGGGCGGGGCATCGCCGCCAGTCGGGATATAACCAACGCTCGCGCCACACGTCGCACACGGCGTTTGATGCGCCGCAATCAGCGCCGGAACTTCCATCGAAGGTTCACGTCCTGGCGTCCAGTAAGCCAGCAAATCGGCATGCGTTGGGGCTTTCTTTGCTTCCTGATTGGAAATCGCCGCCGCAATTTCGGGCGACACTTCGCTTGATCCTTCAGGTGAAAAGACAACTTCGTCTTCAACGATGATCGGTGCAACTTTTTCTTTCGGCATTATGTAACCTCTTCAAAATATACGAATGGAGTTGTGACAATTGCGCGATTCCATCCCTTTTCGCCATCAATCTTCCGCAAGCTCGACGCATCGCATTTCAGCCCGCTCGCGTGGTATCGGTTGAAAATCGGCTTCAACAATCCGCCAAGCGTGAGCAGTTGCTTGTCGCCAAACTGTCTCGGTGAAAAGAGCATTATCTGGATCATCCCGAAACAGCGGTTTTGTCCTGACGTTCCGCCAAAACTGAAGGCTTCGGTGTCATCGTCAATGATGTCGAGCTTGATCCAATCTTCGCCCGTTGGCGGGATCGGAAGCGCCGTTGTTGTGTCCGTATCAATCAAACCGACAACGGACGGAAACTGAATCGCCGTGCGATAACTGCCGCTCAATGTCCAGCCGCTCGCCAACCGCGCTTCAATCACGCGGCCAATCTCCAATCGGCTTGTTTCGTCGTTAAAGGCCATTCCGTCTTCGTTCTGCTGATCGTTCTACCATTCGCTGAAACGCTGCGGCGGTTACGTTTCGCATTCCAGCCGGAGCTTGCCGCGAGCTTCCTTGCTCCAAAAACATGATGTAGGGCGTCGAATTCGCAATCACGAACACATCACCGAGCTTGATCCGTTTGGCGAGAGCCTTTGCCGCTTCGAGATTCTGCCGCCCGCCTGCCAGGTTGCGCCGCGCTTCGTCGAAATCCTGCGGAACGGTATTTAGCTCCGCAATCCAATTCGCTTCGGCTCGCGTCGTATCAACCGGAGTCAACAGCACAATCTTTTGCGAGAGTTCCGCCGCCACATCCTGCGCCACGCCAAGCGATTGTTTTTTCGCTCGCTCTCCGAATTTTGCAAAGACCTGTTTGTAGTTGCTCGTTGTCATCCTTGTTCAACGTGCAAATCCATCTGCGTTTGAACGTCGTCCGTGAAATACGGATCAACCATCCGAACGGAATACGTCACGCCTGCAACTGTCACTTCATCGCCAACGCCCGGAATGAACGCCAAATCGCGGTTTGACGTGTCGAGCATCGGGATCACAAAGATGCGCGCATTCACTCGCACATCCGTTGAATCATACGTCTGCCCGTCACGTCGGCCTTCCTTGCTCATCCGGTTCGGATTGCGAAAATAACCTTTGACGGTGATTGCGGTTGCCGTCGTGGTTGCCGTCGTGGTTGCCGTGCTGTACGCCGATGCGACGCGCCGCGTGATTGTTGCCGTTGTGCCAAATTGATTGGCTTCGCGGGCATAAATTCGTTTCGCATCGTTGCCAAAAGCGCCCATCAACTACGCTCCATCGTGACGCCGGTCAACAGAAACGGCGCAATCATTTTCTTGACCGATGCCGGAAGTTCGATCAATTCCGCGTCCGTTTTGCGCGTCAGTTCCACATCGCCGACATTGACGACGATCTTGCTATATTCGGACATTGACGCCGA